TCTCCGTCCATGTCGGGTAACATTTTCAATGGTGGCATTGCAGGTTTGATTGAAGTGATGCTAGGTGGCATACTTAAACTAGGCAAAGGTGGTAATTCAGGTTTGCCCATATCTGGATTAACTTTAGTAATTAACTTTAGTAAATCTTCGATGTTGTCCATACCTTGAGCATTTAAGTTAACACTCATGCTTGGTGGTGTAACCGGTGGAGTAGATGGACTCGGTGGCATGCTCATTGGCCCGCCGCAATTCTCAGCAGCAGGTACTGTCTCGGCCACAGGACGATCTAGTTCCTGCATTCTTGCTAGTAATTGATTGAAATCCATTTATTAACTCCCTATGGCGCTCTTAACGCCAGTTTTATCTTCTTTTGATTTTGGTAATTTGTATTCTGTATTAACGCCTTCCTTTTTGCGTTCTTTAGACGACTTGGAAAGGTCTTTTAAGAAACCTTTATTAAAATCATCGCCGAAATAATCTTTGGCTTTGACTTTATCATTATACTCTGGCTCTTCTAGAATAGATTCACCCGAACCTTCTAGATTAAATCCTGCGTGTTCTGCTTCGCCTGGATCACCGCCGTTTCTTACTCGTAAATGACTTTCAGGAACTAGGCATTTAATTCTTTCAAGTATCTGAGGAGCAGTAGTTGGATACTCGCATACTACTTCAAACACATGCACTTCCATATTACTTAATTCTGGAAAATCCAGAGGTTGTGCCTGTATCGGAGTTTTTGATTTTTCAATCAAATTAGCTCTGCAATATCCTAGATATTCTTTGACTTTTTTAGCAAAACCTTCAGGCAGTTCGCCTGCTACCTTGATACGGAACGGGTAGGTCTTTTTGCTTTCGGTAAGATATTCTTTAAAAGTTTTCATAGTAGTATTTAGCTCTTTTGACCCAATTTCTTAAGGAGCTCGTTACGGTCAGTGATAATGTAACCCTGGCCGTTAATCACATCATTTGGATCTTCATTGTTATCTTTATCGATTTTATATTTTTTCAATTGTAGATCGATAGCTTTAAGTTTCTTCTCGATTTTAGCGTTTTTAGCATTGATAGCATTGCCCATCATGCTTGCAGCCACTTCAAAAATACGTCCCGAATAACGTACTTCTACGTTCATGCCTAGATCCATTAGATCGTCATAGGCAGCTTCTGCTTTACTGGCTAGAGAATCTAGCTCTTTTTCGTCTAGATCATCTAGCTCTTTGATCTGCGGAAGACCTCTGGTAATTTCAGCGACTGCTTTATAGCTGTCATCTAGTGATTTTACTTCTTGGTGAGATGGCTTTTCCTCTTCGACAGTTTCCACTGGCTTTGGATTAGATTCCTCAAGATTAAAAAGTTCTTCTAATTTTTTGGTCATATTGTACTTATCGACGTTTGCCGCCTTGATGGAAAATATCGCCTTCGTTTACCACTCTAAATTTGATGCCCTGTTGCTTACACCATGCAGTAGCAGCTTCCCACTTTGCTAGATTTTTAATATATTGTTCTTGATTATAGGCGCTTTTACCTACGTGCTCTCTTAGAGTTTGACTTTGTGGTTTTACTTCTACAACTTCTGCATGTTTCTTACCAGTTTTATCATTGTAGACGATAAAAAAATCCGGAACATAGACTGTGTACTTGCCAGTTAACGGATCTCTATAAGGTATCTGTATGCTTTCGCTAGCCCATTTTTCAACACCTTGATGTTCGTCTAGCATTCGCATAAAGACAAATTCCCAACTGCTGCGGGCTAAAGGCATTTTCTTCCCAACATACTTGTTGGGGTTTTTCATTTCAAAACGTCCTTGGGCAAACTTGACCATGATGTTAGGCAGCGATATTTCTTACTTGATCGCTTTTTGACACACTATTAGTTTTAAATCCTAGAGTAGAGGAAGGATTTCTATTGTTGTTTAATATTTCACCTATCAAAGAACTTAACTGTAGACCGTTAAGAACTTTTAATGAATCGATCAGTTTGAATACCGGAACTCCGTCGAGTTTGGCCTGTGTCAATATCACAGAAGCTGTGACCTGGGCTGCTTCTTTTGCAAATCCGTTTGACTCAAAAAATCCTACTGCGGCTGAAACTTCGTTGGCGGAAAATTCTAAAGGTTGTCTTCCGTATTGACTGAAGAATAGTTTTGTTCCGTCTGCGCTGTCTTCGGTTCCTTGAACCGGTAAATTAGTAATACTCATATTGTTGTTCCTGCGCTAGGATTGTTATTGGTTAGATTTTTCTGAGTAGCGGTAGTTCCGCCACTACCTTGGGTGTTTGAAGGAAACGCTGAACCTATAACCCCACTGACTGTATTAACTGCCCCTCTGATATTCGACGGGCTAGATAAAATGTTAATCGCTTCAGCTTTAAGACCTTCTTTAGAAAGACGTCCTGCATTATTATAAGTGTTAGCAGCAGCAATAGCTGTGCCTAAAAATCCGCCTACAGAACCAAAAGCTGAACCGCTACCTACTGCACCAAACACCTGACTGATACCATCTAAGACACCGCCTGTGCCAGTAAGTCTAGCAACGCCGCCACCAGCAACACTGAGAGGACTAGGCGATACATCATAGTGTAGAGTAGCAAAACCTTTAGGATTGTTTACACTAACGTTTCCTGATGAGTATCTTACAGATTCGTATTGAACAGTCATCGTGCTTTCTAAAACATCGTTATCGCCATAGGCCACGGATCCGTGTGCCCAGTTTTGTATTCTAGGATTAATCAGGGTATATCCGTTAAAACGCTTTCTACTTAGTGTATAGATACTGATACTTTTAAAAATATCAACGCTCTTATCATTATCAAGACCGTAACGAAATGTATCTAATGGTCCGTATTGCGGTCTGTATTTTGTATCTGAAAAAGCAGCATCCGGTAATGCACGATCTTGGAAATAATATCCGTAGTATATCGCCCACAAAGCGTTAATGATTCCAGCATTGTCATCGTGGAATGTCATTGAGATCGGATCGTAGGTTATATTTTTATAAACTAATTTTTTTCTGTTGTATTGATTTTTAGTTACTGTGTCAATAGTAAACTTAGGAAGATCAGTTCCTTTGATCAAAAAACCAATTTCATTTGAATGTTTTTCTGTAAAGACGTTTGATTTAACCGCAGTTCTATCTAGCTCAAATTGAGCATAGAACATAAACTTTGTTCTAGGAGCTAATCTATAATTGTCGTCAACAAATAGCCTCGTGGCATGTTGCCAGTTAGCCATGTTGCCTTTAGGATTTAGAAGGCCGCCGACGAATCCTTGGGTTAGATATCTCACGAATTTATTCATAATAATATTTATGCCACAAAAAAACCCGCTTCTGCGGGTTTCTTTGATTTACTGGATGGTTTAGCCGTTGAATGCGCCCTGACCAGTGATAGCTGAACCAATGGTTCTTCCAACAATGGTTCCAATACCAACAGTACCTGCTGATTGGATAGCATTATCAAATCTAATTGTTAATGCTACTGTTGCTGGTTCGTTAGTACCGTAGTTCAAATCACCGTAGTCTGCGTTCTGTACGAAGCAACCGTAGCACTCAAATGTTTCTAACACACTTGCAGCGCCTGTGCCACCGTTACCGCCGTCTAACACTTCGATCTTAGTCGTAAACTTGTAGTCAACGCCTGAACGTGCAGATGCCTGTTCCATGAAGTCGAATTGTTTCTGGATCTGTTGACCAACTAACTTAGTAACTTGGCCGCTTGCGTCATCACGTAGTGTCAATGTCATTGTTTCCCAGCTATATTTGCCAGCTAGGTAAACACGTGAGTTGTACACAGGGATGTCCATTTCTTCGAAAGAAACTTTAGGTCTTGTAACATCCATGACCTGTTTTGTTAACTCTGTACTTGGCTCAACACCGAAACCTAAAAGAATCACTCTAAAGCGATACTTTAGCTTTGGCATCAACAAGCTCTGGTTACTACCAGGGCCTGCTGTCTGTACGGAGTAGTTATTTAATGATGTAATTGCCATTTTTAGATTTCTCCTGTGTTCTTGACACGTAGTGGAATGTAGATAAACTCAACGGCCTTAACAGGTTCGATAGCAATATCTACCCACAATTCGTTGCGGTCAATTCTACTTGGTGTGTTGTTAGATTCGTCGCAAACCACAGCAAAGTCATAAAGTGCTCTTAGGCCTACTAGTTCTAGTAATAAGCTCTCTACAGCGCCTTTGATTTCGTCTCTGGTGATCTTGTCGTTTGGTTCAAACACATATGGACGAGCTAACTTATTCAATTGGCTACGTAAGTAAACAATCAAACGAGCTACGTTAATTCTATCCAACGCACTTGCGTTTCTTGCACGAGTCTTTTGACCGTATGCAACTAGACCAACTCCAACAAAGAATGGGATCGGATTAACTTTTAGATCATAAAGAACATCACGTGTACCTTCGTTCAATGCCACTGTCTGGAATTCACCAGTTGCTGCATCGATAAAGCCAACTGCTGTTGCATTAGTAATACCACCACGTCTTGTACCTGCTGGTGCAAACCATGGATAGCTAACTTGATCGCTTAGGGCGATTGTTCTTAGCATCATGTGACTTGCTGGAACAACTGCGTTAGCACCGCCTAGGTCAGTTGTAAATCCGTTTGGATAGTAAACTGCTGAATACTCGTCAAAGCTAACAATACCGTCGTCGCCGTTGTCTGTTACTAGTCTTGCGTTAGTACCCCAGTTGATTAGTTCTGTAGCGTTGTTCTTCAATCTCAATGGTGTGTCGCCAACAACAAACGCTGTTACGCCACGATCAATGTTTAAGTTGATCAAGTTGCTTAACACTTCAGGATATCCTGGTGCAGCGATGATATTGAAGTTTCTACGCTCTTCATCACGAATTTCTTCACTGGTATCAATAACACTCTTCATTGCCATTACAACAACTTTACGCTGTGCCTTGCGACCAAATGCGCCAGAACCGTCTTCGTTGTTTGGAGAAGCTGTGGTCCAACGATCAGTTGAGTATGCTGCCATACTTACATTACCTAAACGTGGATTGTCTTCTGCTGTATTGATATAGTTGTTATTGTATTTCTTAACGTTGCCGCCACTTCTACGTAGATTCCACAGCATCATACCTTTTGGATATAGTGCAGGATCTGGAGTGTCTGGATCTAGATAGTTAGAAGCTAGTAGATCTTTGATGGTAGCTGCTACGTGGCCTGTTGCTCCTGAAGAACCAAAACGTGCATCAGCAAATAGAACACCGTCTTCAGTAGTTTGGTCTGTCTTGTCAATTAAATCCCACTCTAGAGATAAACCATTGTATCTGTAGATAGTTGGGAAGTTTTCAATGTCAGCTGTGCTGATCCATAGATCACCATTCTTTAGAACAGTACCATCGCTTTGTGTTTCTGGTTGTGTAGCACTTACGATAGGACCATTTGGATCTGTACGATCTGCATCTGCCCCTGCCCAGTATGGGCTTGTTGCTTGTCTGTAGCCAACCCAGGTTGTACCGTTGTGGATCATGATATCAACTTCGCTGAAGCTTGGGTTGTACCATAGTTGACCATCAAATGGTTCGTCTAATGGTGCGCCTGCTTGTGCAAAGAAGTCTCTTGATGCAAATGGTTGCCAGTTAGAAGCAATAAAATCAACACCGCTAGCTGCTGGAGCTGTGTAGCAATTTAATGTGCCTGCTCCAGAATCAATGTTAAATCCTGTGAACAATGATGATAATGTTGTTCCGGATGTGTCTTTTAATCTAAAATCACCGCCGACCTTGTGGTAAACAACTAGTTGATAAACTGCTGGTGTTGCAGAAATTACTTCAACATCAGCTTCAACGTGTGTGAAACCTGCTGCGTTGATCGCTGCTGCGATAGTTTGTGCATCTGCTGCTGTACCTGCTGCGGTAAATGTAACGCTAAATGGTGAACTCAATGCTAGTTCGCCTTTTACAGATTCAGAAATTGTAAATGTTTTCGAACCAGACGAAAATGTTCCGACTGTGATTTCTGAAGATCTAATAATAGTTCTTTCAGTATTTGCACGTCTCCACACTCTAAATGCTGCTGTAGCTGGGCTTGTATCGTAGCCAGACTCTTCGTCAGCATTGAATTGAGCAAACAGTTCGTCTGTTGGAATATTAACACCACCGCCACTGCGATCTAAGAAATACAGTGCTGCGTGTCCGCTTTCATATAATGGTGATGAATAAGGAATCCATGTTTGTGTTGCTGAGTTCCAACGCTTAACTCTCCAACGAGCGCCGTTGTTTGGCTCAGTTGTCTTAATCCATACAGAACCTGTAGGACGTGGAGTTGGATCGAAAGTCTTAAACAATGGAACTTGTGTGTGCGGTGCCTGTGCTAATTCTGGACCATAGTAGGTTCCAACGATAATGCCAAGATCACCTGCGTTTGCTGTTGAAGTTCCAACTGCTGTGCCTGTTCCTGCACCAATAACGATAGCATTGGATAAAGATGAATCGCCAGGGGCACCTTGTGGACTACCTGGGAATCCGCCATCGTTAGCACCGTCGGTGAATATGAACAATCTTCCGCCGTTTTCTCTTGCAGTAATACCTGTGATAGACAAACCATTAATTGTTGAAACTAATGCTGTTAGTCTAGCAGCTACAGTTGAGCCGCTTGGTACTGCTACAGTTGTTCCGTTAATTGTGAAACTGTGTCCAGCTGTTAGGTTAGAAACAGTTCCGCTTGACACTGTTGGATGACTAGCTTTCCAGTCGTTGCTGCCAACTAGAACCCAAGCGTCACCGCCTAATAATTTTTTATCTCTCTTGTAGTAGATCTTAAAGTTTTCTTTGAACAAGCTAAAATCAGCATCTGCTGCGTTACCAACAGTTAGTGCTACTACGCAATAATCACCAACAGAACCAACTGATTCTAAAGGTGCATATGTATTTTGATCAATTTTAGCTGCATCGTCATCAGTTAAAACGATAGGAGTTTTAGCTGCGAACTTTTGACCGCCTGTGGTGCTACCTGCTGCACCGTTCCACTCTTGGATACCCCAAGCTGTGTTACGGGTATCAACCCACCAAGTTCCGTCTCTTGGCTCTGCGCCTGGTACAGCGGTTCTGCCTTCTAATTGATTTAGATCAACGTCTGCACGTACAATAAATGCAGAGTTAGAAACACCTAAGTAGCTGTATGCTGCTAAGGTACCATATTCGTTTCTTTCGCCACCGTGAATTGGTGATGCGCTAGGTGTCTTTTCAAAGAAAGGTACACCAAATGTATCAACAAGATCTTTCTGACTTGTCATTCTAAACGCTTTACCTGCGTTTGCTTTTAGAGTACCTGCCGCAGTTGCGGTTCCCGCTCCATTAAGTTTGTTCTCGGCTGTAGCTACAACAATTAACGGAGTTGTACCAGGTTCAGCTGGTGTATAAAAACTCTCATCAATTACGGTAACCTGAATGCCTGGGGAAACTAGTGCCATGTTGTATTCTCCTGAGGTTAAATCTCTCGTAACAATATTTAGCGGTAAATCGGAAAAACGGCCTGTTATACTAGCAGAAAAAGGGGACAAAAAGGTCCAGATCTTTTAAATACTGTTATGAGACCACTATGTAAATGCGGGGAAAGACCTAGAGCCGTTAACTATAAAAAGAATGGAAAGACTTATTATAGAAGCCTGTGTGAAATCTGTATGACTAACGGACTGCATCATGGTATTCCAAGATGGAAACGTGCAGGATATCGAGTAAAAAATCAGTGCGAAAAGTGCGGTTTCAAATCACCGCACTCTGAAGTTTTTAGTGTATTTCATATTGACGGCAATTTAGATAACTGCCGTCACAGCAATTTAAAAACAATCTGTTACAATTGTGCTCGAGTGCTGTCTAAACTGGGCATTACTTGGAGACAGGGCGACCTCGTTGCTGATTATTAATTTTGCCTGATTGTAAAGATCTTCAATAGTTCCATTGTTATCAACTATCGAATCAAAGTCGGTTCCGACCCAGGCAGTTTCTGATGCATGGATTTTACGCATTTTAAGTTCTTGAAATGCCCAATTATGACCTTTGTTAGATTCTACAGCTATTTCGTACCAGTCGGGTAGTTCTCCTCGCTGTACCCAAATAATCTTGCCTCCTGCATTTTTAATGCTGGCTATTTCATTAGGGAAACGACAATCGGAGATTACTACATGGTCTTTGGAGTTGCGGAGTTTGTTTTCTAAGCTAGCGATCCAGATATCGTCATGGAAGGATTTACGGCAGACTTCTGTACCCCAATATTGTAGGACCCATCTAGGAGTAAGTGTGGGCATGTCTAGACGTTGTGCCCACCAAGGATCTACTTGCTCTCGCCACTCTCTGGCTTCTTTGGTGCGTCCTTCTAACAGCATCCGGTCCCAGCCAAACACTGCCGCTACTGCATCTTTAAGAGTTGACGCAAAACTCTCTCTTCTAAATTCGTGAAAATTAACTAGATAGTCAGCGACTGTATCTTTACCGCTGCCAATAAACCCGCAAATACCTATGATCATAATATCCTCCAATTAAGAATATTATAGCATACGCATTTTTATAGTGTCAACCGATAATCCAAGTATAACCGCTGCCGCCCGGAACTAACTTCATCAAATCGTCAGTGAGCTTTTCAATTTCTTGTTGGGCTTCGGTTTTCAGTGCTGCTCCGTTGAGGCTCGATCCGCCTGTGGGTCCTGCTATTTGAGCAAATTTTTCGCGGGCCTGTCCTAACATCATTTTACAGTTAGCTAATGAATAGTCTTTGATCCATTGGCCGGCGTAGGTATCTTCTATGATAGAAAAATCAGGTTTAGTATTGTAAACCCAAAGCATGACTTCTTCTTCGCCTCGAGGTCTTTGCATTATAACTAATTTTCTAGTCTGTGGATGCCAGGTGAAGTTAATAAACGAACCAAACATCTTACCCACAAGTTCTTGATAACTGCTAAACAATTCATAGGTTAACAGTCCGCCCATATTTGTTGAACTTAGCAAATAGGTATTTGTATAGGCTAAATTGAACGGCTCAAACACTGTACCGCCACCGCCACCACCGGATCTTGATCCGATGCTGCGTCTAAAGATCTGACGAACCTGCTGTATTTCTTTTGGCAGAATATACTCGTTTTGATCTTTATTCAAAGTTAAAAAAGCATAGCTTTCTTCTACAGCATTATCGCTGCGTTGACGGAAAACCGCTAGAGAGCGATTTAGTGCTGTTTCGTAGTGTATAGGATCTAGTTCTATATCGATCATGCCATCGCCTAGCATGGCTTTACAGTAGTCGTATACAGCTTGTTTTGATTGGTCAATTTGGCTCATACAAGTATTTATCGTAGCGGTAAATATATGACTATGCCAAGACTTTCGCTTTATCGCCCAGAAAAGGGCAACGACTATAAATTTATCGATAAAACTATCTGGGAAATGTTTCAGGTGGGCGGTACTGACGTCCTAGTTCACAAATACCTAGGACCTGGCGCATCTGCAGAAAATACGCCAACTACACCCACCTATGCTACCGACAGCGTAACTAATATCCAAGATCTGCTATTCTTAGAAAATAGAGATAGAAAATACGATCCAGACATTTTTATCATGCGCGGTGTTTACAACATCCAAGACACAGATTTTAATCTAAGTCAATTTGGATTGTTTTTACAAAACGATACGATTTTTATTACGTTTCATATCAATGATACTGTTGATAAATTAGGCAGAAAAATAATCGCAGGCGATGTTTTAGAATTACCTCATCTCAAAGATGAGTTCGCTCTAAACGATCTAACATTTGCACTCAAACGTTTTTATGTTATCGAAGAAGTGACTAGAGCAGCAGAGGGATTTTCTGTAACTTGGTATCCACATTTATATCGTGCAAAATGTAAACCCCTAGTAGATAGTCAAGAATTTAAAGATATCCTAGACGGCATAGCAAACACAGAAGGATTTGTCGGAACTTGGAGTACTGACGTTACATATTATCCAGGTGATATTGTAACCGGATCAGATGGTAAGAAATATGAAGTGCTTAGAGAAGTTACCGGAATAGCACCTCCAAACCCTAGCTACTATAAACTAGCCGACAGTCTACGTGATATTATGTCAACTTACGAAAGAGAAATGCAGATCACGCAGGCAGTTCTTGATCAAGCTGAATCAGATGCTCCTAAGAGTGGTTACGATACTACTCAATATTATACTGTACAGAAAAATTATGAAAATGGCAACAGCGAACTACTTACTGTTGACAATTCAACTATTGATGCATCATCTCAATTGCAGGCCACAGATCCGGAAGGCAATTTATTAACAGACGGCAACGGCAATCCTATATACATCAATCCAACTGCTGCCTCGGTTATGGAAACTCCAAGGACCACCGGATATGAAGGATACTTACTTGGCGATGGCGAACCGCCTAATGGTACTGCCTTTACTGCTGGTATTGCTTTCCCATTGAATCCAATTATGGGTCAATATTGTTTAAGAACAGATTACATGCCTAAGAGATTGTTTAGATTTAGTGGAACTAGATGGATTAAGATTGAAGATAATGTAAGAATGACTATGAGTAATTTAGGTCCTTCAGACGTTGCGCCAGGCGAAACATTCGAAGGCAAAGATGCCAGAGATACTCTTAAAACCAGCTTTATCAACAATGATAAAGTTAACAAAATTAACGACAAACAGGTCGCTGAAAAACAAAGTCTATCTAAAGCACTTAGACCAAAGGCGGATGAATAATGGATCATTTTTATGACGGGCAGGTAAGAAGATATGTTACACAATTCATGCGTGTATTCATAGGCTTCAAATATAAAACAGGCGGTGAGACTCCCGAAGAGCGACATGTACCCGTGATGTACGGAGATCTAACCAGACAGGTTGCTGCGTTAATCAAAGAGAACAGCGAAAACAAAATGCCTACTGTACCTCGCATTGCCTGCTATATCACAGGCTTAGAGATGGATACCAGTAGACTCAGCGATGCTCAATTTATCAGCAAGGTCAATGTGTTCGAAAGAGACTATTCCGAATTTGATGCTCAGGGAAATCCTGTGTATCAACAAAATCAAGGCGGAACATATACTGTTGAAAGATTAATGCCTACGCCTTATAAGCTCAGCATGAAAGCAGATATATGGACTTCAAATACTGATCAAAAATTACAATTATTAGAACAGATATTAGTTCTGTTTAATCCTAGTTTAGAAATACAGACCACAGACAACTATATTGATTGGACCAGTCTTAGCGTTCTAGATATTAAAAATATACAGTTCAGTTCAAGAACTATTCCTGCAGGTCCCGAATCTGATATAGATATCTGTTCTATAGAATTTGAAACTCCTATATGGATCACTCCTCCTGCTAAGGTTAAACGACTTGGTATTGTAAAATCATTGGTTATGAATATCTTTACAGATCAGGGAACAGTAAAATCCTTAGATGATCTAATTTACAATGACATGGGCAATGTAGGAAGTCAATTTAATTCGCCCGTGCCAAATAAAATTGGCGGTAAAGTAAATCTTGGTATTTGGAGCACAGGTTATGGTGTTCTATTATTAAAGAATCCTTCGGGACAAGGTTACGACCTATCAATAGTAGATACCACCGAAGTTGTTAAAGCACTGAAATTAGATCCTCCATTGAAAACTGGTCCGAGAATAGATTGGAATATCGTTTTTGAAAAGATAGGAAACTATTCTTCTACTAGTTTAGTTAGGTTTAAACAGCCTAACGGGTATGAGGTTATAGGAAGCTTTGAAATCAATGAAATAGATCCTACATATATAACAGTCAATATCGATCCGGACACTATTCCATCAAATACTATTCCTGCGGTCACTGCTATCATAGATCCTTATAAATTTAATCCTATTAGAAACTTTGGTAGTTTCGCTAATATTCCTGTAGGCACACGCTATTTGATGTTAGACGACGTTAATAACAGCAAGAATGTTGGTCAATTTTTAGATTCTAGAAAGTGGGTTTCCAACGATTCGTCAGCTAATGCCTATGATGGACCCGATGCTTGGAAAAATCTCAACGGTGACGATCCTGTTATCAAAGCCAATACCATTGTTGAATGGACTGGCTCTACTTGGATAACGTCTTTCGATCCATATGCCGCAGAAGCGCCTCAGTACTTTACTAACTTAAGAACAGGCATCCAATATAAATGGGACGGAGAGCAATGGCTCAAGTCCTTTGAAGGAGAATATGCTCCAGGTTATTGGACCTTTGATCTGAATGCTTGATAAGTATTTTCATGCAACAGCGAGCAGGATTATTATTCTTATCTAAAAAAACAGAACGTATACTTTTGGTCCTCGAAGATCAAAAATGGACTGTTCCCACTTTTCCAAGAAAATCGTCATTGTTGGACGATGCTGCTCCTTTGTTAGATGATTTCAGTAGGGGAAAAATTATCCCTATTGAGCTGTATCTTTCCGAAGACCGAGGTTTTGAATACGGCACATATGTTTGTTTAGTTAACGATGAGTTTTTAACCACTGCGGTCGAAACTCTAGCATGGTGTACTTTTGAAAACTTGCCTAAGAGTATGCACACTGGTTTAAAGAATACTTTAAATAATCAGATCATACAGACAAAAATCAATACAATACTACTATTAGAAAATGAGAGATCTGCCCAGTAACGAAAATTTTCTAAGAGAACGAAATATGTTCTTAGAAAAAATCAATAATCTTCCCGAGGGGAAACTCAAACAGGATATGACAGATGTTCTGTTAAAGCTGACCAACGAAGTTTATAAGATTGAAAATCTGCACGAAGAAGTTATTTTCAATAGACATATTCCAGATCAAGTTGCCACTGTTAGATCCAATATAGCTTCTTATAGAAAATATCTACATTCAAACTTAGTGTAATAAAAAAGCCGACTTAGAGTCGGCTTTTTGTTGAATGTTAACAGTATCAATATGCTGTTGTTTCAAACCATTCGATGTTGAAAAACATTCTTGCATTTCCTGCTGCAGGAAATACTGTTACATTATTGATCACAAGTCCTTCATTATTATCTAAAATGATAGGATGATCACCAGTGTTAACATCATGTATTAAATTATACTGTTGAGGATATATTGCAGAAGCCACAGCTACCTGGCTTGCGGAAAATATAGTAGTTGCGACAGGATTGGTATCTAATGTTCTTGTACCGGCAGTATATGTTGAAGTTGTTGCCACCCTAATATCTGACGGAGTATTGAAACCGCTAGGATCTCCACTGGTTCTCATTTTATTAGAGTTAGCCGCTACAGTAACCGCTGTACCGCCTGAATCACTAGCTGTCCAACCTCTAGCAACGAACAATGAATATTCGTGTGCTGCACCTGCAGTCCAACCTACGGTTTGAACAAAGCCTATACCTATACGTCTAATAACTGCGATCCTGCCAGTTGCTGGTGCCCATCGCATACTGAATACTGGTGAGTTTGCAGCCACGCCGGTTCCGGAAAGTGAGCCTGTGAATGCACCTAGTTGAAAATATCCTGTAGCGTTCGGCGGAAGAACACTGACTCTTGCAGCCTTGAAGCCGGAGTCAACTGTTAATAAATCGCTTGATGCACCTGATTGAATGATTGCCATTTTTTAATTCCTCTATACTATATTTATATTACTACGTAATGAAAATTTCTCGATCCTTTCACTGGACCTTGACCAGCATTCGCATAAAATGTTATAGATCCATTTGTCAGACATACTGCGCTGATATGTATAGGATCCATTTCAAATTCATCTCCTCCTAGAGCTCCGTTGTCTGTAGTAGGGTGTGCGTATACTGCAATTTTGCTAGTGGTAGTAGCGTTGACATCTGCTACTGTAAATGTTTTTGATGATATTGGTGCTGATCCAAAATTTAGATTAGTTGTTGTTGATCTAACTCCTAGATTTGTTCCAGTTCCTTGATATGTTATGCTTGGACCTGTTGTAAAAGTGATCTTGCTGAGATTTATAGTTAACCATGAAGGATCAGTATACGTCTGATTAGTATAAATTCCATTTGTCACTGTTCCAGCATTGCCGCTTACATTACCTGTGACATTACCGGTAACATTTCCTGATATGTTGGCTGTAATAGTACCGGCACTGAAATTTCCACTGCTGTCACGCAACACTATCTGGTTAGCAGTGTTTGTGCTCGAAGCTGTAATAGTTGCTGAATTAGCCTGACTTGTTATAGTTCCAGCATTGCCGCTTACATTACCTGTGACATTACCGAGAACATTACCCGTGACATTACCAAGAACATTACCTGTTAGGTTACCGGTAAAGCCGCTGCTAGCTAAAACTGTAGTAGTTTCAACTGGGCCAACTATTTTACTTCTTACAGCATCTACCAATAAAGTAGAATCGTCTCCGAATATTGAACCTTTAACATCGATGACTGAACCTTCGAGATTACTTAGGTCAGCTTTAAGTAATGGAAATCCTCCAGGAGTTTGACCATCGTATACTACCAATGTACTGGTTGTTCTATCGTAGCCAATTTCTCCAAATTGACCAGTTCTCGTATCTACACCAGCAGTAGGGAGAATACGAAGATTTCTAGTTAAAGTAGTTGAGGTTGGCTTTGCCATCTATTAAATCCTTTAAAAAAAAGCAGTAGAACAAAGTTAATTGTCCTACTGCTTCCTTTCCTTTTCACATTAAGCCTGTGATTCAGACCATGTAATACGTGCAGTAATCTGTGAAGCAGTTGTAGTATCAGTTGTTACCACAGCCACTGTTAAGATATCTGGACCATTCGGGAATACATAGTCACCGCCTAAGATCGAATTACCAATTTCAGCCAATGCTTCTAGTTCAGCTGTAACTGGACTGTTAGCCGCAGCACGGAATTCATAAATTGTAGTGCCGCCTGTGATACTATCAGTTGATTGACCTGTATGCTTGATCAGCTGTGTTAACGAAGGAGCACCATAATTACTGAAGTATGCAGCCTGCGCTAAGTTTCCGTTTAGAATCAATCTTACAGAAGCTGGTCTGGTGGTCTGTGTAACAACCAATCCAACCTGTTTCAATGTAATACTCATTCTGTTGATCAAATCACGTTCACCTAGTGCGCCAACAATACTGCTGTCAACGGAAGGTGCTAGTCTAATAGACAGAACTGGTACAGGAATACCTGCTAGTGCTGTTGGAATAGTAATAGTGTCTGAACCACCAGAACCAGACGCAACTGTGAACAAGTATGCTTTGTCATCTTCAAACACACCGTCCATGATCACAGAAGCACCCCAGTGGTACAAGCTAGGAGCGTAACTCGGAGCTGTACCGTTTACAACCTCGTATCTTGCTGGCAAGTTACCAGATCTCATGTAAGCTTCGATCTCTCTGTTATTATGTCTAATTTCGTGTACATAGATAACTTTACCATCTGTACCTTTGAAGCCGTAGCGTACTTTACCAGCACCGTACCAGCTAAAGTCGATGTAGGCCATCTGCATCTTATTGATATCTAGATTAAAGCCTGTTGGGCCTGTTCCGTCGCAGACATCAATACTCCATTCGTGCTGTGCATAACGAACTTCTTCAGTCTTAGTAACAATAACCTTAGATCTTGTTGTGCCGCGATATGAAGGAGTAATTTCGATAACAGTATCGCTAGTAATCTTTGTAACTTTATAGCTTTGACCGCGGATAACGATAAAGTCATTTTGGTCTAATTGTTTCTGGAAGTTAGTATTCAAACCAGTAACTGTGTTAGAGTTTTTAGTAACTGTAACTGTACCACCAAGCTGTTTGGTAGAATTTCTTCTTACCGCAAACAATGTTGAACCATCATATTCGTAGAATAGACCGTTTTGATCATCGAACATACCAGCACGTACCGCAGCATCTGTCCAAGACTCAACGAAAAGGCTGATATATCCTGTTGGTGTTAGGTCTGCAGGAACTGCTGTAGTTCTGTAGCGGAAGCTAAAATCAGTTAAGTTTGTAGCATCTACTAAGAAGTAGTTTCCGCTTTCAGGTGTTGTGTAGTATAGACCACGTACAATATCCTGGATGATAGTATTTCTGGCAGAATCGATCGCATTCTTAGCAGCCTGTATACCTGCTGCGGCCCATGTAATCGAAGGATAAACCTTAGCAGGTAGCGCAGCTTGACCAGCTTCTTGTGATACTTCGTCGATAGAGTTAACAACGATGTCAACTAAACTAACAACAACCGCAGCGTCTCCTGAGTTTGCATTGTTACCAGAAGTTGTCTGGAATAATGCGTTACCTACAGATTTAACGATCGAATTGCCTTGAACGATATCATCGATAATAGCAGAAATTCTTTGATATGCTGCCACTGTCTGCGCTCTGTGTAGAGCACTGGTACCTGGTTTCTTGCTTTCATATACGTAGAAGAAGAATCTTGCTACATCATAAGTTGCAGAGTTACCACCGTATAATACGTCGTAGCCCACTGCATCGATTAGGTAACCTACGTCACGAGTACATTTTGCCACATCGTGCTGTGAGTTTGGATAGTTAACAGCTACCCAAGCATTAACTTCAGCAGCAATAAATGCCTTGTTGGCTACTAGTTTGTCTTTGGCAGCGATCTGGCTCACTGTTGCTGTACTTGGGTTGGTATAGCTAACTGCATTTGCAGCAGCTCTACCATTCTGTACAATATCTAACACTTCATCGTAGAATGCGTTAGATCTGCTTAGTGCTGTGCCATCGCTGGAAACCGCAGTAATTTGTGATACTTCTTGCTTGCTTAGAGTGATGTTGTTGATCACACGCTGAGAAATTTCTAAAGAGTTAACTTCAGCGATTCCTAAGAATATCGCATTATAGTTTGTGCCTAGAGCAACGTCATATGCACCGCCTTCAATGATATAAGCTAGATCTCTTTCACACTTGTCAGCTTCGTACTCTGTGGTAAATCCAACATCACGAACAAAAATCTTATTGCCGGCCACTAGTTTATGTGGCTTACGTGTAGTTACTGTTGCCCATGCTGTACCGTCGTGTACGATTCTGCTGACTTCAATGCTTGGACTGAAGTTAATACCAGTTGAGTACTGTAGACCCTTACCAGATTGATAACGGAAGTACTTACGTGTTTGACGAACAATACTTACACCAGGTGTACGACTTGCGTTGATTTCAACACCGCCATCGAATGGTCTGTGTACGTTTGTACAATCTGGTCTTGGATATACTTCTGTTACCCCAATCATTGGCAGACCAATCAATACACCGTCTCTGATATTACCAACAACCTGTGATGAATATGGGCTAGAGTTTGTGATCAAACCAGTTGTATCAGTGTTGATATCACCTGTACCGTTGTATCTGATCCATGAAGAACCAGATGTTGTAGCTGCGATTAGATAGTGCAGAATACCAGTACCTGTGTTAGTAAGGTCAATCTCTACTCCTGTATAAGCGTTAACGATGTTAGAAGCTAATCTAATATGATCAGGAGTTAAGTTAATTATGAAATAAGCAGTACCGTCTGTTAGACCGCCTATCGCTGTACCTGAACCAATAACGCCTGCAGAGTAGTAAACCTTAACACCAGTGTCTAATCCGTGATTTGGAATATAGATCACGTTGTTAACAATATCAACAACCTGCATACCTAGACCACTTACGTGAACGTTGGTTTCTTGCGGATTGAATGTGATCGAACGTGATGGATATGGGTCTGTAACAATCATTTCAGCATTGTTAGTAACTGCCAATACTTCCAGGTCATAGACAACGTTGTTAACTACTTCAAATCTATGGAATTCGCCTTGGCCTACAGCAGACAATTCAACTGCAAAGTCAAAGCTACCAGAGTCGCCAGATCCACCGCGAACAGCTAGTGGAGGACTTGTATGTAATGTGATATCAGTAGTGCTTAAGAAGTTTACATAATAGATTCTATTAACAGTTAGGCCGCCGATAGCTGTCTGTGGAGCCCAGCCGCCTGTTCCTCTATAAGGTGATGCAGTACCACCAGTACCTCCGTGGAATCCGCCCCTAGCATCCATTCTGTAGATCACTGCTTGACCACTGAATAAACCGTGAGCCTGTGCAAAGCTAATTCTATCGTCAGCTACAATAACACGCGAAGCAGAACCTGCATCAAAGAATCTAGTTACTCTAGTTACAGTGTTGCTTAGACGTACTCTTGAACCACCTCTATACTGTGTCAAGAATGTTGTGCCGTATGCTGGTAACACTGGGCAAGGCATCCAGTTTGTTTCGATCGCTCCGCTTTCTGCTGCTGGCTGTCTTCCTGAGTTGAAAACCAAAGTACCTGTGGCAAAGTCTGAACCAGTTAAGGACATGTAATAGCTGTTTCTAAACAGTACAACATCACCCGCTCTGTAGCTGTCAGCTGTGGACCATTCGCCTCTGAATGTTGTTCCGAACATTGTTGGGTTAGTAACTTTGAACTGGTGAACTCGACCAGTACCAACACCTAAAATGTCAGCACGGTCAGTGTTAGTATAAGCACCCACCCATGTGTTGTGTAGCGAGAACTGGTTAGCAGTTTGACCTGCGGCAGCACCACCTGATGGTGCACCAGTAAACACAGAGTTAGAAATAAAGTACTGACGTCCGTTAACTAGACCGTTAACCTGTCTGCCACCACCCCATACTTGATAAATTACTCGGTCGCCTGATCTAAAACCATGTCCAGTTGCGATAATTCTATCTGCACCTGCAACAACTATGTTATTGTCAGAACCGTTAAACACGATATCACGTGCAATAATAGTTGCTAGACCAGCTTGTAAACTTTCACCACTGACCTGTGCTGTTGACAGAGTGTGTCCACCGCTAGTACCAGCACTTGAATAACGCAGAATAGCTGTACCAGCAAATGCGTTAGCTCTAGAAGTTGCTAATTTGAAGCTATTTAAACTAGTTCTAATAACAAAATATTCTGTGTTATTGACTAATCTGTTATATCCAGCTACAGGATTGCCTGATCCATCACCTATCGCAAATGTCAGTGCATTTCTTGAGTAGGTAACTTTGGTTCCTGTGGTAAATCCGTGATTTCTAATAAAGAATTCGCCTGTTAATAGATCCAACGAATCTTCAGGATAGAATGTGAAAGTTCTATTAGGAATCTGTGATGCAGTTTGGAACTGTAGAGTATTTGCTGATACTGCTGTTGCGGTATAGCCACCGTCGATAGTTCCAGTTGCAGAAGTGTCTTCAAGCACATGACTGCCCAAAGGACTTGAACCTAGGCCTGTTAATGGAATCGAACTGTAAAATTGTGTCCAGCTAGTGGCAGTGGTTGCGTTTACGTCGTGTAACACAGCAGCTTGAGACAGTGTTAGTGTATCAGCAACACCGAAGTTGTTGGCATCTGCGACCACTGCATAGTAAGGGAAGTTAGTTACATATGCTGGGTTACCTGATGCCCCTGACTGCCAGTACAATGTATCGCCTGTTCTTAGACCGTGTGCAGTAGCTAGGTATAAGTTGGTTGATGTAGTACCTACTACGCTGTTCAATGCTCTTGGCAATGTCTGCTCTGTGGCAAACAATTGGAAAGAAGCAAATTCTTTCTGTATATAGGTGTTGGCTAAGATTGGAAGCGCAGTGGTATTTCTGTGTCCACGTGTAACTGTTAGTGTTGCACCAACTAAGTTAGTGATCAACAACAGTTCGTTGTTTTCAACAGTCTTAGTACCCCATGAACCACTGGTGTCATTCCATTGGATTGGACCATTAACACCTCTAACAGGGTTAGTAGTTCCGAAAGTGGTGATTCTCAGCGTGTCGCCAGTGGCAAGTCCTGTAGCATCGTTTAGAACGATAGTTGTTGCGTTGGCTGCATAAGACTGAGTTGTAAATAAACCTACTTCAAAGAACGCACTAGATACAACGTTTCTTACGATATATTGATTGTTGTCGATCAAGCCAGGCCATCCTGTGTATGAACTAGGAATGTTTAAGTTACCTTGTGCTCTGTATCGAACAACAGAATTTTCTGTAAGTTGGCCTAGTCTCTGTGACGGAATAACAATTCTGTTAGCATTCAAATTAACCACAGCAGAGTTAGCAAAAACCACAGTCGATGTTCTGCTGGCTATGTTGGTAAATTGTACTGTAGGTTGTCCAGTTGGTAGAGCTGTATCTGACCAAGCCATAACCTTCCAGATATCGTTGGTGATTGGCACCATGTTATAAACTGTTGCAGTTGTTAGACCAGCGATAGGAGTCGCCTGGGTTAGTGTAGTTCTAACTCTTGGTAATCCATCGTAGCCTGTACCCGGATCAACAATTCTATCAAACAATGGTCCTGGGAATCCGATACCTGCCGGATATGTACCCTGACTACCTGTGGTTCCGACTGTCTGCGTTGTAGTAAGACCGCCGTGATTTTTTAGATAGAACGAGTTCGCGTATATGTTTTCATCGATTCTAAATCCAAAGAAACCTGAGCCCACAGTGGTTGCGCCGGAAAAATCAATCAGTGGACCAGCACTTTCTTGTAACCCCAATGAAAATTCTAATCTGTTATCTGCAGAAAGAACAGTTCTTACATAGTATTTTTGATATGCGGTATATGTATCAACTGTGGCTGTGAGCGGTGCTGGTTGTGTAGCGCCAGCGGCAGTCTTGATAACTATAGGAACACCTTCGTATAAGTATCCTGGGCCAGTGGTAAACTTACCAATAGCTCTGTCACGGCCAGTACCGTTACCACCCGATGTACCTTGCGCAGTGAAGTTAGCGATTTGGAATCCTGGGTGTAACGAATAAATACCGCCCGCTAAAGATGTAGCAGCAGTTAGTGTACCAAATGTTGCTGCGGTAACACCGACAGTTGGAGAATAAGGACCAGTTGCACCTGCTGAGCCGGTTTCTGTGGTCATTATCTGGATTGTGTCGTTGTTGATCACATTCGTGAAATAAACTGTAGTGTCTGTGGCCGTGCCGCCGGACAATGTATTACCACCTAGAATCAACATCAGCGGTTGTCCTACAGTTAAACCGTGATTTTTAATGAAGATCTGGTCAGACTGGATAGCTTCTCTAGTAAAGAACTTAGCTGTGGTAGATTTCCAATCGTGCATCGATACTCGCATGTGGTTTATCGTTGGACCATTGTGTACGATGATTCTCATGCCTGTGTTTAATAAAAAATTGTATCTATCAAACGATGTTGTGTTGTTTCCGCCAGTGTCGACCATGGTATAGGTCTGTGATGCGCCCTGAGCTGCTAGCGCAGCCGAGGAATTTGTTGGGCCAATTATAGTAAATGTCGAAGCATCTTTATCCCAACCTGAGGTTTTAACATAATAAACACCGTTCAATCCTGATACTGCTGATTCAGCGATTGTAAACTGTTGTTCTGGAACAATCTTTAACATGTCATTGGTAAACCCAGATACTAGTGTAACCACTAATTCAGAACTACCTGACGATCCTGTAATAGTGCTGATATATTCTTCAACATCGGTTCCACGTATAAAGTGTGCAAATGTTAATGTACCAGAACCTGTTCCAGTGAATCCAATTAAGTTGGTTTGATTATATGCATCTCTTGGGTTGGTAGCTAGTCTAATGGTGTTGTTGTTGATTTTTACCACATATAGCATTTTGCCGTCTGCACCTGTGCCTGCTGCCCATGCAGGCAAGTTACCTGCTGAAATCGGATAACTACCGCCAACCACTGAAGCTACCTGAGGTGATGCGCCGCCAGAACTAACGCCTACATATGCGATCATATCGCCTGTGAGCATACCGTGATTTGGAATTGTCAGTGTTTCGTTGATAGTGTCAACAGCAGAGTCTGAAATATCAAAACGTCTAGTACCATCGTGGAATGGTTCGTACATGCTGAAGTTACCAGTCGATAAGCTGATCGCTGAACGATCTTCAACGTCACCGCCAGCACTAACGCTGAGAGCACTGAAGCTTGTATTTGAGTTACTTAGGGTATTGACTAGATAGTAAGTAGAACTTACAGCCATACCGTGAGTATAGTTGGTCTTAACAGTTAGCGTACTTGGGCTAGCTGCGTTAGTTACGATCGGTCCTGTGGTATTTGAAACACTGTCATCTAGAGGAATTTGAGAACCTACATAGAATCGACCAGGAGTAATATTCACATATGAAGTTAAAATACTCACTGGGGCTGTTGCTGTACCTGCTTGAACTGCTCTTGCTTCGTAGGTAAATGTAGTATCGCCAGTTCTTTTAACGATAAATGTACCTTCGGCTGTAGGACTGTCAACGCCTCGCACGTCAATCGGAAATCCTACAGTTAAACCATGGGGACTAGAAGTTGTTACAGATACAATGTTAGTACCACTGACTGTAACATCTAAAATGTTTGTTAGAGGAGTATCGCCTGTTACAGAGTGGAAAGCTGGCACTTGATTTAAACGCTCTAAAGTTTCCCATTTAGTAGCTTGTAGACCATATTCAAAGTCTGTATCAATCAACGTATTTGGCTGAGATACACGCATTTTTGACACAGGGTCAATAAATGTTTCGTCTGGTTGGAATCTGATCGTATCAGTTTCGTAGAAAATTTGTAAGTTGTCGCTGGCGCTCATCGAAGCACAGTCGTATTGTAATACGAATGTAGTTTCGTCGGCATCCTGATCATAGCTGCGACTTAAAATTTTCTTTGCAGGATCTGCAAAATTTTGGATAACAATGTTATCTGTAACATTGGTTATCAGCAACACACGTTTGATCGATATGTTGCCATCAATCGTCACCGAATCGGCTGCTGGATTGAATGTGTAATTAAATGCGAGTGCTTTTGCCATCTTATTTTTCCTCTATAGTCCTTATTTATGCGCCGAATGCCACTGACGTTGCAAGATTCAGCAAGTATGTTTCACTACTCTTGTTGTCTACATATGTCTTAACTGCAAATTCTGTCGGAACTGCGGTGTTAGACGCTCCGCTTAATGTTTCATCTGTTGAGAATTCGTTAATCGTTGCTCCTAATTGAGCACCGATCGAACCCAATCGTAACGAACTCAAACCTGCCAAGTTAAACGCATTAGCATTCAAAGTAGCAGTACCTGTTGCTTGGTCAACTCGGAAATATTCGCCAACACGGAAGTTACCGTCTTGGTCTGTTGATACATAGAATACACGTCCGGGGAACAATTCAATAACCTCGTCAGCCTGCGACGGAGCTTGGATCGGATCGTTTGGATGATTAGTTGTAGCTATGCCTCCGGTTCCGATACTTAAGAAATCGTGTCCTGTTAAGCGTACTTTACTATATTTGTATCTGATAGTAGTTGCTGCGTCTTCTGCCGAACTAGTTCCTTTTTCGTTAGTTAACACAATGATCGCGAAACCTGCTGGTTTATAAGTTGCAGGAACAGCAGTATACTCAGACACAGATTGGATAACGTATGACACTGCATCACCTGCGATAGTGATAGATCCACCTGCTCTTGGTTCCTCTGTTAGTCCGTCAACTACTAAAATAAATCCTTTCTGTCCAGCTACTCCAATGCCCGCATTAACCGTAGCTCTTGCTCCGCTGCCGCCGGTAATAACTTCACCAGATGTAAACGACCCAGTAACTTGTTTAAAGTACAGTTTATTAGCAGAAGGTTGATTGATTAATACTCGTGCTGTTGCACCTGAGCTTTGTCCAGTGATAATCTCGCTGCTAACGAACTCGCCATTTTCAATTAGATAGTTAAGTTCTTGACCATACAACGCCGCAGTTACTGGGGTTTCTGAAGGATCAAAACCCACGCTGGCTGCACCATACTCCCCGTATGAGCAGTTACCATTCAACGCACGGATCTGACCGCCTTCTGATGCTGCATAACCAAATGCGCAGTAGTATGTAAAGCAAGAAACAATTTCTGCTCTACCTGCATTTGATACCCAGAAACCTACACCGTTGTCGTTGATGTTTGTAAATGCATGGAACAGCATTGATTTATTTCCAGTTGAGTGTAATGAACCATCAACTACAGCACCAGTGCCGCCTGATGAGAAAGCTGAACAATCTGTAATGTAAGGGCTCTTAGTTAATATTGGACTGTCAGGGTTAAATGCCACAAATACTCCACCAACAGTTGATGTTGTGATATTGCTTGGGCTTGCACCGATCGCAAAACCAGTCATGCCTATCATGCATATACCTGATAACATGCTGGCATCACTCATCAAGAACATTGTTGAACGAGTATTTAAAGTTGAACCGTCAGCACTAACACCGCTGGCTGGTTGGACTGTGGTATTCCTCTGTCCGTCACCAATGATATGTACGCTTTCTGGTACAACGATAGGCAATGTTTCGGTGTATGTTCCTGCCTTGATATAGATTGTAGCAGGTCTTGCTGATCTTAGTGAGCCGCTTGAAAATGTTCTTGCAGAATCTAAATTGTATGTTCCTGTCAAACCAGAACCACTAGCAAAAGAAGCAATTCTCACAGGTGCTATACCTGTACCGTAGACTACCTGTCCTACTGATAATGTTCCTAATGTTACCAGTGTTACAGTTAAAGTAGTGCCGCTGATAGAGCCGGTAAAGTTAGCACCTCTTACCTGTGTGCAGGCATATCTAACTGAAGCAAATGCTCTGTTATATGATAAACCATCATTAGAGTTGCTGCCTTCTGGTGTAACATAATAAACGTTTCTAGTTTCGTTGTTATCTTCCCAACGAGGTAAATTGTTGTTTACAACAAGAATTTGTCCTTCTTGTCCAACCGGCAATCTTTCAACTGCTGATGCACCGTAACGGAAAGTATCACCTGTGGTAGTTAGGATTGGTGATAAGTTACCAGTCTGTGCTACCAATGCCCATCTTAAAGGTGAAGCATCTGGTTGATTTCCTGTGTTATCGTTGTCGATACTGATCCAAGAACTACCTGCATAGTTAACAACATCATCTAATTCATATTCTGTAACAGCACTGTAGTTGCCTCTCCAATTCATACCTGCTGCTAGTAGCTGCCAGTATGTGGCATTTGGAGGTTCTATGTTAGTTGCATTGTTTGATGTATGGCCTAGAATACAGATATAACTTCTACCGCCATAGCGTACGATATCGCCTACTAGATATTCTGTGGCGTCTGCGTAAGTACCTGCAGAGCGAACACCGTCGTTAAGCACGTTCCAGAAGCTGACGTTAGTTGGAAGATTTCCTGTGCCAGCTTGGATATTAACGAATATTCTTGCTCCGTATTTTACAACATCGCCTGGGGCATATGCTGTACCTGCACTGTATGTTCCTAACCAGTTAAGGCCTTTGGTGAATACATCCCATTGTGCTGTGCTGGTTGGTAAATTTCCTGTAGTGTCTGTTTTTGCAGCGTAGACATTACCACCATAAGTGACTAATTCACCTGGCTTGTATGCTGTGGCGCCGCTGTAAGCACCGATTAATGTATAACCTTTGTTTAATAGATCCCAATTTGCAGCGTCGGTAGGAGCATTGCCAGTGGTGTCTTGTTTGGCTGCATAGGTATATCCACCATAGGCTACAATATCGCCTTTTCTATAGGCTGTTGCACCGCTGTAAGTTGATCTATATTGTACACCCTGTGTTACTGCTGACCAAAAACTAGGATTGGTTGGTAAATTACCTACAGTTGTTTGGATCGCTACATAGCTGTTTGCGCCGTAGACAACAACATCGCCTGGCTGATAGCTTGTTGCGTTGTCATATATGCCTTCAAATTGTAAACCAGTTGCAAACACTGCGAAATTCCCAGTTGCGAATACTGAAGAACTGGTATGATGTGTAGTACAAATGTAAAGCTGTCCACCGTAGGCCACAACATCGTTTACTTTAAATCGTGTTGGGAATGACCAAGTACCAGCGTATGCAATACCGTCATTGAAAATGTCCCATTTAGATTGGTCGTTTTCAAGACCCAGTGTTGATGTAGCAGCAGATGTGTGCGATGTGTTAGCAATATATGATCGTCCGCCATATCTCACAACGTCATTGACTTTGTAGTATGTGCCAGTGGCCCAATTACTATTCCATGCTTGACCGTCGGTCATTAAGCTCCATCTTCCTGCTGTTAGAGCAGTTTCGAAGCCGCCAGCGGCGATTCCTGAGGTGTGTCCCTCTACGCAAACATATGACTTACCGCCATATCTTACGACGTCATCTTTGACGAATGTTGTACTCGCTGCCCATGCACCTTTCCATACAAATTTAATTCTACCTAGTTTAAACTCAGCCATTTATAGCTCCAAATATCAATTATATGTATTTATTACATCTTACAGTTATAGTCCGCTCGGATAAGCGTACTTTGTATGCGTTCTTGCTACCAGCTGACCGTCATCATCGATATAGTAATAGATGCTGGTATCATCCCATCTATACTGTTCGTACTTCAAATTTGGATATTCTAATTCTCTGGTATCTGCATCTCTTCCGTCAAAGAAATCCACTCCAGCTTCGAAACCATCAAAATTATCTTCAGCAGTTCCGGGATTATTGATAGTTACAGAATCCTCTCTGCTCAACATGTTAACTCTAGCAAACCAAATATCGCCTTCGTCATTTCTTCTTAGAGCGTAGAAATATTTGAAATTATTACCGATTAATTCTTCTGGAGATCTTCCTAAAAAATAGTTACTCATAGCACGTCTCCTTATGATATCTCAACATAACTTAT